CATGCTAAGCATGTATGGCGGACATTTGTGAACTCGGGTGATGACCACCTCGCCACCGGTCCCAGGTTGTACCTGGAATTGATCGGTGAACACCTAACGAAGTTAGGTGCTGTTCTGAACCTAGATATGTGTTACATATCTAGGCTCGGGGCTTTCTACACAGAGGAACTCGTGTTGAAAGTCGCCGACACTCGGTTTAACCGAGGCGGTAAGCAGCTACACGAATTCTACAAGAATTCGATTCACGTTGATGGAATCAAGGTGAGACTGCTGAGCAGGTCAACCAAGGTAACCTTGGTACGTGACGAAAAGAACGTCGCACTTGGAAAGATGCGTGACCTCTCAAAGAAACTTTCTTGGCTACCAAGAGAGTTTGCAACCACCTATGTCGATCTGACATTGGCCCGTGCTAAGCATCGGTTTGGACCACTCATTTCATGGGATAGTCCATTAACCTACTGGGGAGCCCAGTATGGTGGTTTAAATTTACCTGTACCGTCATGGCTTAGCCATGACGACCTGCATACAGGCTGGACTAGGTTACCTAGTGCAGTACAGGACGCGCTAGTCGCAACTTCGTTAAACGAAGTGGACGAACATGTTAAACATGCACTGCGACTTTTCGCTAGCAACACAACATATCGTGGTATCACCATGAGAACTGTAGCTGAGGATCAGCTAAAGTTCATATTCAGTCACCTTGTAGGCGACTCGATCAATGGCATAGATGCTCTATGCCAAACAGCCATTGAGAATGGCTGGATCGCTTCCATTGAAGATTTTGAAGTTCTCAACTTCAAGTCCAAATTAAATTTGGCATCTTCACATGGGTACATCAGTCTTAGCGAAGCTATACAGATGTTTGAACGTCCCACTGCATTCAAAGAATGTTTGACTGGTTTAACCAGTATTATGGAGACGAATCCGATCTACACACACTTTCAGTGGGTGCAAGAGGAAGTTGATAACTTCTGCTCGGATTATGACCTCACAGCTGAAGAGCTGTCGAGTGTATGCCCATCGCTTAGCGATGAGTATATGAGGTCACGTGCTGCCTGGTTCACCGAACAGGCACGCCTCGAAACTGTAGCATACAGTCTTGAGGGGGGGGATGTCCAGATGAAATCTGGATCATCATTCAACTCTGAACCTATGGTCCAGAGACCCCGCACGATGGACCGGATAATCCGGCGCCATCTCGTCCGGCGTTACACGTCGGATCAACGACTATCTGGATTCATGAGAATCATGGACACAGAAGGGAGCTTCGTCACCTCCCATCCAGAAGTCGTTCTCATCAAGCGGAGCAGAATGCCCAACTTGATGACCCTCCAGACACCTTTAAGGCGTCTTGCAGGAGCTTCGCTCCCTGAGGGAGATCTTGTATCGGTGCAAGATCATATCGTCTTGGTTTAACCAAGACGCCCGCGGCTGGTAGTCCTGGATTATCCAGGAACTATTATAGGATATCCTATAACCGCAC